GATTTTCAAAAAGCTGATGAACAGTGGCGTCGTTACGCCTTCGCTAGAGACAACGGCCACCTAGACTTCCTAAAGAAAGCTGATAAGTGCGACGAATATTTCGCTGGGATCCAGTGGGACCCTATAATCCGCGCAAAATTAGAATCCCAAGGCAAACCCGTACTAACAATTAATAAAGTCATGGCGACTTTAGCTACTGTTATGGGGGAGCAATTGCGCTCAAGAGCAGATATCTCCTTTAGACCTACCCGTGATGGCACACAAGAAATAGCTGATACGCTAACTAAGGTATACATCCAGATAACGAACGAGAACAAACTTGATTGGCTTGAATCAGAAGTTGCGAGCGATGGTTTCATAACCTCTCGTGGGTTCTATGACGTCCGCATTGGTTTCACTGACCATATGATGGGTGAAGTAAAGATAAAGAAAATTAATCCTCGTAATGTTTTAATCGACCCAGATGCTGATGAATATGACCCGGATACATGGAAAGAAGTATTCTTAACTAAATGGTTATCTGTAGATGACATAGAGATGATGTATGGTAAGAAATACGCCGACATACTCAAGACCAGGGTCCCTAGTGAATTTGAATTCGGTTATGATTCAGCTGAACGATTCCACGGTACGTTCTCTGGAACATCTAATATTCCAGAAGAAGAGAACGATAACGACCAAACACGGCGGAAGGTTCGTATCGTTGAACGCCAGTATAGGAAACTCCGCAATCAATGGCATTTTGTGGACATCACAACAGGGGACATGCGTGCTATCCCAGAAAATTGGGATAAAGCAAAGCGCGAAAATGTTGCCAATAATGCGAGCCTGGGTCTTGTTAAGAAACTAACAGAACAGATCCGGTGGACAGTAACAGCGGATGATCAAGTACTATTTGATGAGTGGTCTCCATATAAGCATTTTACTATAGTCCCATACTTCCCATTCTTACGTAATGGCCGAACTATTGGACTAGTAGAGAACTTAATCTCACCACAAGATCAACTTAATAAAGTATCAAGTCAAGAATTACATATTATTAACACTACCTCTAATAGTGGTTGGAAAGTAAAGGCCGGTTCTTTACAGAATATGGATACTGAAGATTTAGAAGAGCGCGGTGCTGAGACAGGTATCGTACTTGAGTTAAGCGACGTTAATGATGTAGAGAAAATCAAGCCTAATGCTATACCGAGCGGGTTAGATCGTGTATCATTTAAATCCGATGAATACATTAAAGAAATTTCAGGTATCAGTGACTCTCAACGAGGAATGGACCGTGCAGATGTGGCTGCTAAGGCAATCCAAGCTAAGCAAGCTGCTGGATCGGTCAACCTTGCTAAGCCATTGGATAACATTACCCGGACTAGACATCTACTCGCATCGAGGGTCATGAACCTTGTACAAACTTATTATACCGAAGAACGCATTCTCAATATTACTGGTAGAGACCTTACGGCGAAGAACGAAGAGCTTACTATTAATCAAGCTTCTCCTGAAGGGCAAATCGTCAACGATCTCACCATCGGTGAATACGATGTTGTTGTGTCAAATGTACCTGCACGGGAAGACTTCGAAAGTACTCAATTCCAAGAAGCTTTAGAATTACGTCAATTAGGTATTGCTATACCGGATGATATCCTTATTGAGTCAAGCCATCTATCACGTAAAGTGGAGATCGCTGAACGCATTAAAGAATTACAAGGTGGCGGAGAAGCTACTGAAGCAGAGCAGCAACTACAGCAACTCGAGATGGAAACTAAACAACTCGAGAACAAAGAGACTGAAGCTGATATCCAGGTGAAATCTTCTAGTGCAGCATTGAATGCTGTACGAGCTCGTAAAGAGATGGAAGAAGCTCAGAAAGGTGATCCACAAGTAGCACAGCTACAGTTCGAGCGTGAGAAAGCGGAAGCTGAGATGCAACTACAAGAAGCTAAAGTAGCAGCTGAGTTACGACTAGAACGTGAGAAAGCAGCAGCACAGATACAATTAGAACGTGAGAAAGCAGCAGCTAAGATCGATCTAGATAAACAGAATGCTATTGCTACTAACAAGCAAAAGCTGATAGAATCTAAAAATAAACCTAAACCAACTAAAAATTCCTAGGAGGAATTACGCATGGCCACTGCCGAAAAGATAGAAGACGATATTGATGAAGACATCTTATTGCCTGAAGACACGAATCCTGATCACGAGATTACAGATGACGACCCCGTCGACGAGAACAAGGATGATGATAAATCTGCTGCATCTGAAGACGATACAGAAGACAATAATCAAAGCGATACTTCACAAGAGGGGATGATCCCCAGACATCGTTATCAATCAGCATCACAACGTGCACGTGATGCAGAAGCTAGAGTTGCAGAGCTGGAAGCCAAAATAGCTCCAGAACCCAGTGCTCCTGCTACAGATGATATTGATTATGATGCACAGTTATTAGATCTAGATACTCGCCAAGCTAAAATGCTAGCTGATGGTGAATTTGAGAATGCTGCTAGGTTATCACAAGAAGCACGTATGATCGAACGAGCTCAAATGCAAGTAGAGTTCGAAGAACGCAACACACAAAGCGCCAATGCTACGGTAGAGCAAATTAGATTAGATAGGGCAATAGAAGACCTAAACGGTGCCTACCCTGTATTGGATCCAGATAATGATGGGTATGACCAAGATTTAGTAGATGAAGTACTTACATTACAGAGAGCCTTTGTTGCTTCCGGTAAAAATCCGACTCAGTCGCTGTATGACGCTGTCCATTATGCACGTATCGAAGGAGATGTTCCTTCCGCAAAATCCGAAAGTAGAAAGACTGATGTCAAAAAGAATATCGATGCCGCTAATAAACAGCCTCCAGAACTTGATAAGGCTGGGTTCGATAGTAACTCGGGAGGTATAAAAGATAAAGACCCCGATGTGACTTCGCTAACAGAGGAAGAGTTTGACGCCCTACCTGAAGCGACCCTACGTAGAATGCGGGGTGATGTAAACTAAGGTTGACTACTACTCGGTTCCATGCGACCATGTCATACATGGTCGGTATGGATTGCCGGTAGAGCACAGGGATGTGCACCCATATTCGGTACTAGGCACGATATCTAGTCGAGGAACGCAACCCTCGTTAAATAACCGTAGAATCGAATATTCTGACGCGATAAGTCGGTATGTGAACAAACAGCCCAAACATAAACATGTTTGGAAAACATATTTACGAATAAAGGAATATTCGACATGGCATTAACTAATTTCGCCGCGTTGACTAACGAAGAAAAAACGACTTGGAGTCGTGATCTTTGGAAAGCAGCGCGCAACAACTCGTTCATGAATCGCTTCATGGGCACAGGCAACAACTCAATGATTCAACGAATTACTGAGTTAACCAAATCAGAAAAAGGCGCACGCGCCGTTATTACTCTAGTAGCAGATTTAGAAGGCGATGGTATCGCTGGAGATCGTACTCTAGAAGGTAATGAAGAAGCGGGCAAATCTTACGATATCGTGATCCAATTGGATCAGTTGCGTCACGCAACACGTCATGAAGGCCGTATGGCTGATCAACGTTCGATCATCAACTTCCGTGAAACAGGTCGTGATAACTTAGCTTATTGGCTTGCTGACCGTGTAGATCAATTAGCATTCTTGACATTGTCAGGTGTTGATTACTCACAGAAGCTTAACGGTCCAGCTCGTGTAGGTTCAGATTTCATTAATCTAGACTTCGCTGCTGACGTAAGTGCACCTACTTCAGATCGTATCCTTACATGGGACGGTACTCTAAAAGATTTCTCTCACGCATCTAATGCAGATTTGATTGCTGGTGATACTCCATCTTGGCGTATGTTAGTAGAAGCTAAAGCATATGCGAAAGATAACTTCGTACGTCCTATCCGTGGTGAAAACGGAATGGAAGTTTACAATGTATTCATGACACCACAAGGTATTGCTAAATTAAAAGCAGATCCTGATTTCATGAATGCTTGGAAAGATGCTCTACCTCGTAGTGCAAACAACCCGTTATTCAAAGGCGCTCCAGTCATCTATGTAGATGGTTTAGCGATCTACGAATTCCGTCATGTTTACAACACTAAAGGCTTAGCCGATGGTAGTAAATGGGGTGGTGGTTCTATCGACGGTCAACGTGTCTTAATGTGTGGTACACAAGCTATGGCTTTCGCTGACATCGGTTCACCTGAGTGGGTTGAAAAAATGTTCGATTATGATAACCAACAAGCTATCTCTACTGGTAAGATTATCGGTATGCGTAAGCCTGTTTTCCGCAGTCAAATATCTGGTACAGATCAAGACTTCGGTGTTATCGCTATTGATACTGCTATCTAATCTATTGCTAAAGAGGAAAAATAATCATGGCAATTACTAAAGACAGTGGCCGTCAATGGCCACTAACAGCAAAGGTTGACTTTACCTTCGCAGACGCCGATGGCGTTAGCGTAGAACTAGTTGATATTCCAGGCGGCGCAGTCGTTACTGGTGGTTCAGTTGTTATCGTTAATGCTTGGGATTCAGCTACTTCAGCTGTTCTCGATCTAGGTGACAAAACTACTGGTGATCGATACGTTTCTAACTTAGATGCTAAAGCAACTGGCGGTACAGCCGTAGTTCCAGCTGGCGCAGCATTTACAGTTACAGATGCCGTAGTTTTAAACATTACTAACACTGGTGCTCCAACGGTGGGTGATGGTTATGTAATCGTCTCGTATGTTCTTAACGATCGTGCGAACGAGGTACAACCAGTTTAACCACCGGCAGTGGTTGACTAGGGAGAGGGTTTAGTCACCCTCTCCCCCCTTCGGGGGAACCACTATTTTCGTTAATCATAAAAGGAATCGGAATGTTACTCCAATCTCCAATTAATCGTAAAGTCATAACATCTGTCGGATATACGTTTGTTTTCGAGAAAAACAAACCACTAGAAGTTCCACCTCTCGCTGTACAAGCATGCTTAGCTAATGGCTGTCATGTAGTTGAAGGTGAGGTCCTAGAAGTAGAAGAACGAAAAATCGTTCGAGTTTTACAAGGACCAGAAAGAACCAAAGCGATATCAGAAGCTATGCGTAAGTTAGTAGCCCGTAATGGCCGTGATGATTTCACAGGTGCTGGCAAGCCTAACGCAGTAGTATTAACCGAGATGTTAGAATTCCAAGTACATGCTAAAGAACGTGATGTAATTTGGCAGTCTGTATCAGAATCCATAGGTGAAGAAAGTTAATGTCCTACACGGTATCTGAGTTACTTGAGATATTCCGATTAGAAACTGAAGATACTGTAGAAGAGTATTTCTGGTCTGATCAGGAATTCTATTGGTATTTAGATGAAGCCCAGAAAGAGTTCGCAAAACAAACGGATTATTTCAAAGACTCATCTACTACAGAAATCATTGCGCCAACTATCACTGTCGACGATCCTTGGATTAGTATAGATCCTCGTATTATAGAAATTCGTAGAGCTAAGTTAGCTTCACGATCACTACCTTTGGATGTGATTAACTATAATGAACTCGACAGAATGTACACCACAGGTGAATACGGAGAACAACTCTCCGGGAATTGGGATGTCGCTAAAGGCTCCCCCCGGCTTCTCGTTACTGATGAAGAGACTAATAAAGCACGGCTCGTTCCTATACCTGCTGAAGGTGATACTATCAAACTAACTGTCATCCGCGCTCCATTGGCTGATATAAAAACTGAGAATAGTAAGCTAGAAGTAACTGATTCTATGCACCAGCGCTCATTACTTATGTTCTGCAAAGCTATGGCTTATGAGAAACAGGATGCTGACACGGTAGATCCTAACGCAGCAGATAGATACAAAGTACGTTTCGAACAGTATTGTAAACTAGTTAAGTCTAGGCAAGCCCGTAAGCAACGCCATATAGGCACAGTTAAATACGGCGGCCTATAATGACCGCCCCAAAATCTGACGCATTACTAACTACCGAGTTTCTCGGAATAGTTAATACTCTAGATCCACTACAAGCTCCGAAAGGAGCTTTACTCGTTGCAGACAACATAGATATAGATGACTCAGCAGCCATAAGGAGAAGAGATGGATATACCACAGCTACTACTTTCACTGATGTATATAGTGTATACGCAACTGAAGACCAAAAACATCTATATGTAATCGACGATGGCAATTTGCTCTCTGTTGAGGTAGACTACAGTACAACTATATTAGGTACCGGTTTTGGTAAGGGGGATTACGAATGGGAGGAAGTAGGATCGAAACTTTACTTTCTGGGCCCTACCCAAGGTTTGCTGGAAAACGGAATACTAAAATCATGGGGCGTACCCGATGGTTTACTCCCTTCAACTACCGTACTGACAGGCTCATTGGCCGCAGGTTCATATCAGGTAACTTCTACTTTCGTGAACGAACATGGCGAAGAGGGCGCAGCTCCACCAGCTTTAGTGAAAGAATTACCTGGAGACTCGGCTTTATTGATCGACGTTCCATTAAAAACCGGATACGACACTGTTTTATATGCTAGTTCCAATAACGGCGAAACTCTATATAAGATTGCCAGAACGACACAAGCGACATTTCTATTTGATGGTCCTATGGAAAACCTCGTATTACCCCTGGCTAGAGAGCAATACCAACGAAGTCAAGTTCCTGCTACGGCATCTAAACTTGCCTATTTAGATGGACGAATGTATGTTGCGGATTACTCTCAATCTCAGAATGTTACGTATATATTCCACTCTGAACCCTTTTGGCTTGGCCTCTTTGATTTATTTAGTAAATATGAAGCAGTGCCCGGACAGGTTAATTTGTTGGAAGAGTATTCGTCAGGGTTACTCATTGGAACAGATTCGGAAATCTACACGTATTCTATCGAATCCGGCTTATCGTTACTCGCAGATTACGGCGTCCCAAAAGGGACGCAAGCCTCTACAGACCCGAACGGAATAGTCTATTTTTGGACTAATCGCGGCGTATGTAGAGTACCAGAATTTACAAACCTAACTCAAGAACGAGTTAGTGTACCCCCGGGTTCAAAATGCACTACTGCATTTATTGAACAACAAGGGTATAATAGGGTAGTAATTTCCACTACGGATAGTGGATTAACAAACAATAAGTACACATAACCCACGGAGGGGTTTAACATGGCAGTTCGATTTTCAACAGGTCTTCGTGACGACATCCTTGGGTCTACTGGATTAAGTACCTCTCTAAATGATGGCGTTATTCATATTTATTCTGGATCACAACCATCCACTGCGGATAGTGCTATATCAGGTGTATTACTTGGTACAGTTACTGTAGACGCGGGTGCGTTCACTCCAGGATCACCGACAAATGGTTTATCCTTCGATGCTCCGAATTCCGGTGTAGTAGCTAAAGCTGCTGCTGAGAATTGGAAATTTAATGGCATCGTAGATGGTACAGCTGGATGGTTTCGTTTTGTAGGTAATGCTATTGACGACACTCTAGTAAGTACTACATTACCCCGTATCGATGGCAGTATTGCCAAGACCGGTGGTGATATGACATTAAGTAATACGGCTATAACTGCTGGTGCACCAAGCACAGTAGATATCTTCGAATTAGCAATGGCTGCAAACTAAGATGGCGGGCAAAAGTGATTACTTGGAGAATGCGGCTCTAGACCACATCTTAACGTCTACAAGTTATACATCACCAAACGCAACGTTATATTTATCACTTCACACGGGTGATCCTTTAGATGACGATACAGGTGCAACTGAAGTTGATGACGTCGTCGACGATACTGCATATGCTAGGCAATCAATCGCCTTCGCTGCTGCTTCAGGCGGAGTATCTGCCTCTAACACAGCACAGACATTTACTGCAGTAGTATATGGCACAGGTGCGGCTCCTTATGTAGTCACTCATGTAGGTATCTACGATGCGTCTACAGCAGGTAATCTACTCTATAGTCAAGCATTATCACCTAATCGTACATTGTCTGTAGGTGAAATTGCATCATTTGATTCAGGCGCTACCACAGTCACGGAGGACTAATAATGGCTCTTAAAGCAAGCACAGGACTTCGTAATACTATTTTAGATACGGGTTCTTTTAAAGCAACTATGGCATTAGGGTTTATTAACATCTACTCAGGTATAGAACCTACTGATGCGGATAATGCTATCGGATCAGCTGGTGCGAATACTTTACTATGTACTATCTCTATTGACGGGTTAGGTACAGGGCTTAGTATGGATGCTAGCGCATCTACAGGTATTCTTAGTAAGATCCCAGCAGACATCTGGAAAGGCACTAACGCAGCATCTGGTACAGCAACTTTCTATCGTCATGTAGCCGTAGCTGATACAGGTACATTAAGTACTACTGAAGCTAGATTACAAGGTAGTATTGCGGTAGCTAATGCTGAGATGAACTTTACTAGTACTACTCTAAGTTCAGGTGCCGATCAATTAGTGGATTTCTACAGTGTAGCTTTCCCAACTTTGTAAAGGAGCCGCCTAATGGCAACTAACTCTCTTACGAAGACATTCACTTCCACGTTCGTTCCTGGAAGTACAGTGACTACAAATGTCTGGATACCAGAACAGCCACAACCAACTAGCACTTTAAGTGTCGGGGGCGCAGCTGCGTCTGCTAATCCGAGCTATTGGAATGGCGTATATGGCCCAACTGCTTCAGGACCAACTAATCTGTTCAACCTTGAAGCAGGAGTTACACTGTAATGGGTTGGGTAACATATACAACATATCTACCGGATACCTATGTACAGAATCCTAACTTAGGTTGGAACTCAGGTGCGAATAGTGTAGCTACGCTAGATGAAGACGCGTCTTATAGTTTCCAAATCTCAGGTACACCTGCAGGTATAGTCACAGGTATTTCCGACCCTATAGCCAATACAGGGTATGGGTATCTAGAGATACAGTATGCTTTTTACTTCGCTAATGGCTCATATAAAATATATGAATCAGGAGTACAGAAAACAGGTGCAGTAGCTGTAGCAACCAACGATGTATTTAGCGTTACTCGTTTAGGCACAACGGTTACGTACTATGTAAACGGTATATTAGCTTACACATCAGTAACTGATACTATAGCAGGCCAAATGGTTGTAGATTCGTCTCTGTATTCTGGCGGCGACCAGATAGCCAATGCTGAAATCATAGACGCATATAGAGGAACGGTAGATATACCTACATCCTCGGTATTCGATACCACATTCACCAAAACTTTAGATATATCCGTAGACATACCTACTTCTTCTGCTTTAGCTGCAGGCGTT